TGCCTTAGGCCGCTATGTCGCTACAGGCCCTCCTCGGCGTTGTTCGCCATCTCGTTGAAGTGGCCTGGTTTTTGTTCCGCCTTTATAGTGAGGCGGAACAAAAACCAGGCCACTTCATGTCGCCATGTACCGCAACATGCCGCCACGTCCAAATGGCGATACAAACTAGAGCAATCTATGCACCAGGTGAAAAACTAAATTTATAGAGTGGGAATGATTCCAAGCTGATTCGTTACTGAACGCAAAATCACAATCAATATGATGAAGCCCCCGAAAGTGCGAAACTTCCGGGGGCTTCATCATACCTTCCGTCTTCTAGGCTCGAGCCAGATCACACCCCTCAAGGTGTCGAACTCCTTGTCGCTGCTTACCTCTTTACGTACGGTGTCAGGTTTCCATTAGTTCCGTGTTTTTCGTAGGCATTATGACGTTTTCGAGCGCCACTACCTTTACCATGTTGGGGCCGGACAAGGCCAAGCCGTGTCAGGAGGAAAGCTAAGAACCATCGTGGCTTGACATAGCGGCATCCGCAGAATGATTACGATCCTGTGCAAACGTAGAATGTCCTTCTTCTGTTTTTGCGGAGGAAGGACATTTCCGTACCGTTTTCAATATCGTGGATTATTTGCGGATTATCTCTGACAATCCTTGCTAGGCCAGCATGTTGGTCCACATGTTTGCGAAATCGGGAAGCGTTTTCGCAGTGGTGGCGATGTTCTTGATTAGAATGCCGTTGATTTTCAGCCCCAGCATCGCAGCGAACGTCGCCATGCGATGGTCCGCATAGGTTTCCATTTCAGCCGGCTTGAAATTCATTGCCGGCACTGGCGCGATCTCCAGCCCGTCGGGAAGCTCACGGGCATCACCCCCGACTCTGGTGATCTCGTTGACCAATGCTTTCAAGCGGTTCGTCTCATGGCCACGCAGATGACCGATGCCCAGCATTCGCGTAGGAGCATCGGCGAAGACTAGGATTGCGGCCAATGATGGCGCGATCTCACCTGCCGCCGTCAGGTCGAAATCACCTAGGCCGCTGACACGACCGTCGCCGGTCACTTCGCAGTACCGGACGCCGTCAATCACCGGGAAGTTGATTTCGGCTCCCATACGTTCCAAATAGCCCGGAAGCAGGCCTCCGGGTTGCGTGGTGGATTCCGGCCAATGAGGCACGCGCACGGTTCCTCCGGCGATGAGCGCTGCGCCAAGGAACGGGGCGGCATTCGACAGGTCAGGCTCGACCGTCACGGTTTCGGGCAACTGCACGGCTCCCGGCTGCACGGTCCAGACGCGGGCGTGTTCGTCGGCGTTGGCACGCACACCGGAACCATGCAGATCGGCCACTGTCATGCGAATATGAGGCAAACTCGGCGTCTTCTCCCCCGTGTGATGCAGTTCCAAACCGCCTGGCACTCGAGAGCCGATGAGCAATAGTCCTGAAATGAACTGCGAGGATCCCGAAGAATCAATGCTAACTACGCTCGTCTCGGCGCACTGGCTCACCGTTTGTGGTGGAGTGATTGTAAATGGCAGGCGACCTTCCTCGCCGTGGTATTCGATACATGCCCCCAACTGTTCAAGACCGTCCAACACGGGCTTCATCGGACGTGCGTACGCCTGCTCGTCACCGTCGAAATCCACAGGACCGTCTGCGAACATGGCAAGACCGGGCACAAAGCGCATCACCGTTCCTGCAAGACCGCAGAACACCTTCGTACCACCGTGGAACCGGCCGTCGGACGGCGGCACCACCGTAACCGTGGTGTCAACCTGCTCATCGATTTCGCAGCGCACTCCCAACGAACGCAGCGCGTCCATCATCAGCTCGGTATCACGCGAGCGCAACAGACCGACCAATCGCACAGGACGATGCCCGAGAGCCGCAAGAATGAGATAACGGTTCGACAGGGATTTGCTGCCCGGCACCACAACGGTGGCGTCGAGCGGCTTGCCGGCAAACGGCGCCGACCAAAGATTCTCTTGAGATGCGTTCATAGGGTTTATCGTAGCCAAAACCCGCGGCAAACAACGCTTCAATCTCGCCATGTAGCGTGCGTATCTTGCTCGATCTCGGCAATTGAACTCCGTCCATACCATTTCCGTTTGAAAACCCAGACGGACGAAACCATGTGAACATCGCAAAAGGTCACGAGGTTTTTCTGAGTTGCCATGTTTATACCGTTTTGTACCGAAACCGGAAACAGGATTTTTCAAACCGACTGAAACGTCTTTGTTTCTAACGGTTTTCGTCGGGCTGACAGGATTTGAACCTGCGACATTCTGCTATATTCGGGCATGGCATGACTGAGCGTAGCCGGGTGTGAGCATTGTCAAGAACGTTGAAATTCCAACGTTTTTGACAATACGATACGCAGTGGTTCGCTTTGTTGAAATTAACTGTTCGCAACTGTCATCGTGTCGATATCGTGTCGATGTGGTCGAACCGCGCAGCCTTCCATCGGAAAATGAAAAAGGCCCCTCCCTCAGCATAGAAGCTGAGAGAGGGGCGAGTTCGAGTCTCACGTCAGAAAATTAATCACTGGCCGTCCTCGTCGGCCTTGACAGACGTGAGCTGGCTTACGCCGATGAGCGCGCCGACGAACAAGCCGATCGCGTTGATGGTCGTAACGAGTTCGCCGCAATGCGGCAGTCCCCATTGCGGGCCGACCGCACCAACCAACCATGCGATGGCCGGCAAGGCGATCAATGCGAGCCACTTGAGTATGTCGTATACCCTGCCCGGCAGCAGGTAATCGGATTTCGGACTATTGGATTCATCCATTTTTCACCTCCTTAAACATTGCGGCAACCGTCTCCACAACGCTTAAAGTCGTGGAAACGGGAGTTTCAGCGCAGGTACTGTCCGGGATAGATAACGTATGGGCTGCGGATGCCATTGCGTGCGGCAGCCGACTGCCAGCCGGATCCGTAGATGCTCCAAAGGCTTTCACCGGAACGGACCACATGGCCTCCGACCCCGCTCGAAGCGATGGACACGGACGCGCCGCCATAGGTGACGATCTGCCCCGGATAAATCCTGTTGACGTCACCGCTCGGCACACGCCAGGCGGACACCGGCTTCAGGCCGGTGCGTTCGGCTATGGCGCACATGGTGTCGCCGGAACGGACCACGACGCTACGCGAACCCGTGGCGGCCGTTCCGCCGGAACCTCCGCCGAGGCGACTGTTGACGATCTGCATGACCGCCGCGTAATTGCCACCCAACGCCTGCCTGCGGGCCGGATCATTGCCGAAGTCGCCGCGGATGGTGCGCGTGGCCAAAGCGTTCAGGTCGACCGTCGGCGCTGTCGTGGGCTGTGGCGTCGGCCTGACGTTCGGCAGGCTCGCCGCGCCCTTGTCGTCGGGGTTCGCGTACTTGCGCCATGCCGCGCGATCGCCGCGGAACCTGTTCAGGTCGAGGCGCCCGGACCAGCCGCTGAGGCTGCCGTTGCTCGTGTACTGGCGCATGACCTCGCCGCGCGCTCCGATGTTCCACGGGGCGGTCTGGTATCCGGTGACGAGGTTCGTGGCGTACTGTGCGATCCAGATGCCGCAGTTCAGCTCAGTCTCCATGCCGGCGACCTGCCAGTAGCCGGAGTCCATCGTGTAGATGATGGGGTTCACGCCCGTCAGTCGCTTGACCTCCCGCGCCCAGCGACGCGGCCACTGCTTGTCGCCCCAGGCGGCGTTGTCCTGCGCCTCCCAGTCGAGGATCAGGACGCTCCTGTGCACGTATCCGCGCACATTGTCGACGAAGAACCGGGCCTCAGCCTCCGGGTTGCCGCCGCGCGCGTAATGGTAGACGCCCGTCTCCTTGGCGCTATTGATGGCACCGGCGAGCTGACGGTTAGCGTCGGTGTTGACGCCGTTGGACAGGCATCCGCCGTACACGCCGCCGGAACCCCACGTGGTGCCGACGACAACGAAATCGGCAGGCACGCTCGCGGTGTCGATGCCGCACTGCCAGTTCGAAATGTCGTATCCGTTCATGTCGGCCATCGCGGCCGGGCTGAACGCCATGCAGACGGCCACCGCCAGCGCGGCCAACAGCGTGCGGATCCTGCGCGGGATGCGCGCGTGCCTGTGCGTCGGCTTGCCTTTGTTGAGGATGTCCAAATTCCTCTCCTTCCTGCCCCTCACAGGGCAATAAAAAAGCCACCCCGTGGGGATGGCCTTGGTTTTGAAAAAATCGATGTCAGCGCATGTGCGCGCCGTGATTGAACATGAGGATGAGCGCAAGCAATACCAGATACGCTACGATTGCGATCATGAGACGTGTCATTGCTGGTCTTCCTGTATGTGCGCGTTGATGATGTTGTTGCGCATTTCCGTGCCGACGCCATTGCCTCCCAGACCGCTGTAGGCGCGGTATATGCGTTCAGCGGTCCGTTTCGTCTCGACGGTGCATATGCCGCCGTTGTCCACCATCTGCTGGTGCAGCAGTTCGAGCTTGCAGAACAGCAGCTCCTTCACGCCCTCGTGCAGCGGGTCGCGCCTGTTGTCGATTTTGTCGAGCACCCACGGTACGAAAGCCCCGAAACCACCGGAACCGATGATGGCGACGACAATCGTGATGAGATATTCCTCATTCATCCCTTCGATTCCTCCCATGGATTGACGCATCGGTCAGACCGCGCCGAAACCAACACGTCAACGGCTTGCCTTTGTTGAGGATGCTCAAATTCCTCTCCTCTCTATATGAAAAAGCCACCTCGTTTGGGTGGCTTTTGTGGTTGGTGAAAAATATCAGTAGGGACGGTCGGTGGCGACGAACACGAGCGGCAATCCGGCATTCCGCAGTATGTCCACGAGTGAACGGTCATCGAAACCACACAGGCGGGTCAGCACCGTCACTCCTACAGGCATCTGCACAGTCATATTCTTGATGATGCCGATGAGATATGAGCCGTCCTTTTTCTGCCACACGACGTTCGCCAGTCCATCAGGCTGTGGTTTTGGTGGATTCAGCCAGCAGCCCTGTTCCGATTCGCCGGTGACGGTTATCTCCAAGCCCTCGTCGGTGGCCTTCGCCAAGGCGGTCATACCAGTAGGAGCCCACGGGACGACCGCTTCACGGTCCTTCAGGATCGGTGGATCGTAGAGATTCCTGATTCTCACGCCGCTACCCCCAAACTGAGGGCTAGTAGATTGCCGTATCCTTGGCGAAGCAGACGACGCCCAAGGCTTGCATGACCCGCCAATCCTCGTCGCTGAAACATCCGATGCACGGTATGGTCACGTGCGCGCCCTTGGCGAGCAATATGCCGTTCCACCACCAGCCATTCGTTGCGGGCATGGTGGCCGCGCCATCCGCGATGGTCACCTTCTCGCCCGTCGCGGTAACGCCGGATGACATGTCCGTGAGAATCGCGGAATACATGCCGGTCGTCGGCGAGACGGGCATAATATTGCCCCATACTCGCAAAAGCTGCGGGTCGTCCGCCGTGCCGGTATAGGTCAATCCGTCCGTCCGCCCCTCGAACCCATTGTAGATAGGCTTGGTCGCCCCCGTGCTTGGATTCACGAGTCTCATCGGCGGTCACCCGCCTCAAGGTCAGTATGCTGCCGTGTCCTTGGCGAAGAAGCCCGGAACACCCCCCCCCCCACGGCAGTGGCGTACGTGTCGGCACGTTCGATGAGAATATCGCTCATCATGCCTATCGCGCCGACCACGTTGCCCGTTTGAATGCGGATGATGAGCTCCTCGCAGCCGTCCGGCACCGTTACGGTCCCGTCGACATCGACCGTCGTGGAATCCGTTATTTCGTTTTCCAATGGCATCTCATAATTGTCACCGACACGCGTGTAGACGCGGACGTATGCGTTGGCGTGCTGTGCGAAGGTGCGGCAGTGCATGTGGTAGGTTCCGGCCGGTGGAAGACGGTCGCCTTTCAGCGAATACTGCACGTAAGTGTCTCCAACGGTGAGCACGGTCGCGCGCGCCCAGTTCCTGCCGTCCACGACCGGAAAATCCACTTTCACGATACTCGGCGCATACGGTGCCAACGACTGCGTGATGTTCGGGTCCGGGAAGACGTTTCTGCGTCTCATGCCGCCACCCCCAAACCGTTTAGTAGGGTGCCGTCTCCGCGGTGAAGAAGCTTGGAACCCCCCCCCCCGAAAACGAAAATGTCGTATGCGGGCTTGGATTCGATGGCGACGTTACGGCAAGTGGTCTTGTCCTGCGCCTGGATGTTGAGTGCCATCTGCTTGTCGAGGTGGAATTCCGCCTCAGTATTGGTGGCGAAGATGAAAGCCAGCACCCCCCATCTGTCGTCGGCAACGCAAAGCTTTCCGCCCTCGCTGTGGACGTGGTAGTCTCCGGCAGGAAGCGTCGTTTTGTACAGCGAAGAGTTTGTCGATTCTGACATGATGTTCTCCGAAAACAGTAGGTTCCGTCTCATCACAATTCCTTTCCGGTCAATAGCTTCCAATCGTCCCATTCCTTGCGCCACACCTCGCGGATGCGATCGAGCAGGAAGCACATCACGTTCGCATCATCGCCCACACTGCCGGTGTAATACCGAAGGCCATTGTGGAGTTTTTCGGTGCGACACCACAGGCTGCCGACCGGAACCGTATTGGGCTGGTCGGGCTGGACGAAAATCTGCTTGGCACCCAAAGCCTTGCCGCCTTCGCCAATCGACACGTGGCAAGCGTTGAACGCATTCTGTTTGAGGACGGTGAGGAAATTCGAAGCGTCGCTAACGAAGCTCACCGTGCCGCCATTGATGCTCGCCACGGTGGAATCCGCCGTGGAAAGCGTCAAAGCGGCGTCCTCGATGTGACCGTCCGCGAAAACCTTCTGAGCGGCCACCTTAAGCTCCGGGTGGTCACTGTAGAGCGCCTGGGAGGTGAAGTCCACCGGTTTGAGCCATACGTCCACGAGCGTTTCGGCGGCTGGCGGCCATACCTGCACGCCGTTGTAAAGCGCGTTCATCGACACAGGCACGCCACCCTTATTGGTCATATACGGGAGGCCGACTTTCACGCCGTTGAGCAATACAGCCATTTGTCAGGCCTCCTGAGAGGTGGCGTCTGCGGCAGTGTCAGCCGGAGTCTCATCCTTGGCCTTGTCCTCGACGGTCACGTCGGACACCTTATCCTTCACGCTCTTCACCGCCTCGTCAATCGCCGTCAAAGCGTCATTCGCATGGGATTCCACGACCGTCTTCGACTCGGTGATGCTGTCGGCCACCGCCGTCACCTGAGCGCTGGTGGACTGAGCGGCGTCAGACGCGGCCTGAGCGGCATTCGCGGCCTGAGCGGCAACGGCACTCTGAGCCTCCACCACGGCACGAGCACCGGTCAGATCCTCCAAAATCTGGGAAGCCACCGTCTTAGCCTGACCCTCCGGATAAAACACCATCTGACCCGGATTCGCCGCCGACATGGACTGCGCCTCTTGCAAGCTGGACGCCAGCAGGTAGGTCAAGGCCGCACCAGTGTTAAGCGCCGGAGCCAAAGTACCCGAATCCACATCGACCAGATCCGCGAACTCCACGGCCGTCACACTGTCAGGCACGTTCACGTAGCGTCGGAACTTCCACAAGTCCGTGTCCAGTCCGATGGTGACCTCGTAGCAGAAGGTGTTATCGGTCGGCGGAACCGTCACGGTCGCCTTGCCTTTCGCGTCGAGTGCGACTTCGAAGCCTTCCCGCACGACGATGCGTGAGTCGTTGCGGAAGCGTTCGGTTGGAATCACGCGCACGGTGGCGTTGGACAGGTCGACGATGCCGCCTGCACTGGGTTTGCCGAAGTCGAAATTGATCTTGGTCATCCGTGTCCTCCTTTAGAACAGTGGTTTGAAAAACGGGTGGAAAACCCACAGGTCGGAACGTTTCGCCGGAACAATGCCGACTGTGGGTTTTCACAAGGTGAAAGGTAAGAAGAATGCTGTTGGGAACGTTCGTGGATGATGTCTGGTGGCCGTCCTGCGCGAGGCTCCGTGAATGCACAAGAGTGGGCTACAAATCGGCCTACCGCTGTCATATCCAGTCGAAGTGGGGTGGTGTCGATATGGAGTCGATCACTGCATCAGATATCGAGGAATGGCTAGGCTCGTTCAAGCGGGCTGGCGCCGCACGGAAGGCTTGGGCCGTTCTGCGGGCGATACTGAGGCTCGCCTACCGGCGTGGCGTCACGGACAACGACGTGACCAGAAGGGAGATCCGTTTGCCGCATCTCCGCCGTTACGAGCCGCGGGTATTGGACGCACGCCAGGTGCGCCGCCTGTTGAAAGGCTTCTATGGCCACGCGTTGGAGGCGTGGCTGCTGGTCTCCGTGTGCGCCGGATTGCGCCGCTGCGAGTCGGTCGGCTTGGAATGGGCTGACTTGGATTTGCGTCGCGGCACCGTCACCGTGAAAAGGTCGGTGCAGTGGGTGGCGGGCCATGAGACCGTCACCGAACCGAAGACCGATCTGAGCCGACGTACCGTCGCATTGCCACGGTTCGCGGTCAAACGATTGGCGGAACTACGCCACGGCACGAAGACCGGCCGACTGGTCGGCAACCTGAACGCGAACCAAGTGGCAAACCACTACCGCAGCTGGTGCAGGCGCATGAAACTGCCCTGCGTGCCTCCACGCAACCTGCGCCACACGTTCGGCACGTTGGCGATCAAAGCCGGAACCGACATCAGTGTGGTCGCACGCCAGCTCGGACACTCCGACATCCAAACCACCGCCAGATATTATTTGAAGCCTGATCTGAGCGTCCTCAAGGACATGCAGAAAGCATGGCAGAAACTCATATTGACCTGCTGATAGCATTCCGTAACCCAGTCGGGTGAATGGGTCGTAGTCGCGCGCCCTAGAGGCTATGA